GATGCGTTTGTCCACATCGCTCAAATAAAAATTTGGGTCGCCCTCAGTTCTACCTACGGTCTCCGTTGCGATACCGTCCGTTCCGCCTGTGCCATCAGCACCGGCTGTTGTCTTACCTGCATCGGGCAGATTGCTGGCATCAGCCATAATCACACCGCTTGATGCGCTCATCACAAACGCTAACATCATTAGCAGAATGCGACACAGAAAACTTTTTGCTTTCTTCATTGCTTTGAAATTTTTAGTTGTGAATAATAAGAAAATTTTAGATGTTACTTGATTGACCTGCGTTTCTCACCGCCACGCTCCCAAATGTTCTGTGTGCCATAGTTTTCATCAATGGCACCCAAGTCTGGCATTTCGCGGGATGCACCCTTGCCGCCTCCGTTCTTGCTTCCAAGACTGGCAGTTCCGTCATTCTTTCCGGCTTTGCGTAACTTTTCCTCAATCTTGGTGTTACGCCCTCTCACTTCGCCTTCATGACCTGCCTGTTCTACATGGGCATCGTGTTTGATGGCTTTAAGCGCCATGGCGACACTTTCAGGAGAGAACTTGCCCATGATACCGTCACGCACAATGCCTACAAGAAATTCCATGGCATTATCGAGGTCTTCATCCGACAAGCCTTCATCCTGCTGCATCTTTTCAAGTGCGGAAAGGGTTTCGTTGATGTTCTTTTGGTACTCACCCTCGTACTGTTCCTCTTGGGCAATACGTTCTGCAAATTCCTTGTTGGCGGCTGCAAGGGCTTCCTGCTTCTCGGGGTCTTCAAGTGCTGCCTTGAAATCATCGCCGAATTTCCGAATCATACCTACGATAGGGTCTTCACCCTTTCGCCAGTCTGTAAGGAAAGCCGCACTACGTGGATTGCTTGCGAAGAGGTCGGAGAGGGCTTTTTCTCGCTCACGGTAACCCGAAAGTTCGTTGTCGTAACTGTCGTAATCGTCATTGATTTGACCGAACAACGCTTCGTCATCGGCAAATTCCTTGTCGGGGTACTTCGTTTTCAACCGCTCCGTGTATCGGTCACGGTTGCTCTTAACTTCCGTAGTCTTAGACATATACTGAAAATGATTAAATGTTATACCAAACTTTAAAGCAAAAGTAAACCGAAATAAAGGCTTGCTACGTTTATCTTTTTACGCTCCAATAAGTAACTTTGGTACACGGATATTACACCAAAAGAAGATGAGTTAGACCATGAAACATAAGGGTGCATTGATGGAATACTCACAAGAGCGTTCAGACGACTTGATGAGAGCGTATGATGAATACCTTGCATCGTGCGAATATATCAGTATGCCCGAAGTGTACAATCATATCGTGAATATGCCGTCAAAGCGCTTTTGGGTAAGCGACATTAGGGCGGCTCTCGTCATATCTGCAATGATAAGGGGCGAGGCGAATTTGGAAAGGATGTGCCCGTCAAAACGTGAAATGTACGAAGAAATACACAGCCGTGTAATTGTCATGCGAAAGGATTACCCCGAAAAAACGGTTTCCGAACTATGCGCAATGGTAGTCATGCAACCGGCACCCAAATTCTACCTCACTCCCGGAAGTGCTAAAGTAATGGTGTGTAAAGCAAGAAAGGAATGGATAAGAAAAAAACAAGCAAGATTGCGGCTCTTGTAATTTCAGCCCTCGTGTTCTGCCTGGCTTTGCAAAACGTACAGGACTGGCACAATGTCGGCATCTATCAGGGATGCGGATTCGTTTGCCGTTTGTCATATCCGTTCTATCATGCAAACCTGTTGCACGCTTCACTTAATGCGTGGTGTCTGCTGTCGGTCATTTTCATCTACGATACATCGCTGTGGCGGTTGGCTTTTGCGTTTGCCTCTGCCGTTTCAGTGCCTTCATGCTGCATGTCGTCCATTCCCACGGTTGGACTTTCGGGGGTAGTGTTCGCCTTGTTCGGCTCCATTTCCTTTGAGGTGCAACGAAAGGCATACTATCAGTTATGGATGCTTGCTTACCTTGCGATAGGCTTCTTTTTCCCGAATACCAATGCATGGGTACACCTGTACTGTTATATGGCAGGGTTAGGGGTGGCTCTGTTGAACAAACCTGTTAAGATTGGCTAAGATGGAAACTGCTGTACGTGACATTATCGAAGAGAACAACAGGCGCAATGCGGAAATCTATGCCCGATTCGACCCCATCAGTGGGTTCGGTTCTGTTGGTGAGCGTGTAAAGGCAATAATCGAAGACTTCCCGATACGCACACAGTATCTGCCGGTCGAAATGATGAAAGTGCCCCTTGTGCGCCAACTGGTGGAATGCGGCTCAATAAAGGCGTTCTTGCAGGAAATTGGAGCAACGGACGAAGAAGATTATGAAAGTAACCGTCTGAAAGTTATCAGCCAGTTTGTACGCATTCGTAACAAGCACGATTTTGCGTTTTGGGCGGCTATGTTCGTCTATATCAAGAACAAGGGAGGTGGAGAAGATGTACTGTTCCGTCTCACACGTCCGCAACGTAGGTTTGTCGCACGCTTGGAGAAACGCCGAAAGGCAAACAAGCCTATCCGTATCGTACTTCTGAAAGCCCGTCAGTGGGGAGGTTCTACCACATCACAGTTGTATATGGCTTGGCTGCAACTTGTACACAAAGTAGGCTTGAACTCGCTCATCATCGCCCATCAAGGGGCAGGTTCTGACGAAATCAAGGATATGTTCGACCGCATGATCAAGAACTATCCGGTAGAAATGCTGCACAAATTGGGCGAGACATACAACGAGAATGAACCGAAGTTGGTAGGTGTCGGAAAGTCAGGAAGCATACATCGCGTACCGCAACGTAACTGTAAAATCAAGATTGGTACGGCTGAGCGTCCTGATTCATGTCGTGGGGGTGACTACAACCTTGTACATTTGTCCGAAGTCGGGTTATGGAAAGTTACGGACGGAAAGAAACCTGAAGACATTGTTCGCTCTGCCTGTTCGGGTGTATTGCTCCGTCCTTACACGATGATTGTATATGAGAGTACCGCCAATGGTACAGGCAACTTCTTCCAAAAGGAATATGACGATGCGAAAAACGGTAAGTCGCAATTCGAAGCCATGTTCGTTTCTTGGTTCGACATCGAGCAATATTCATTGCCACTTGACAATGTAGAGATATTCGCACAGATGCTGTATGCCAACCGTGAGAATGACAACGTACCGTCTGTACGTGAGGAAAGCGGCAAATACCTGTGGTGGCTATGGGAGAAGGGCGCAACACTCGAAGCTATCAATTGGTACATACAGGAAAGGGCAAAATATACCGACCATGGCTTGATGGCTGCGGAGTTCCCGTCTGACGATGTGGAAGCGTTCGTCCATTCGGGAGCAAGGGTATTCGACAAATATAAAGTCGAAAAATTGCGTCCGTCTTGCAAGCCTCCACGTTATGTAGGCGAAGTATATGCCGATGGGGATGAAGGCGAAAAAGCATTGCAGAACCTTCGCTTTGCAGAAGACAAACAAGGGTTGTTGCATATTTGGGAAATGCCGGAGATAGACGAAACCGAAGTAGTGACAGACCGATACTTGACGATTGTCGATGTCGGAGGACGTTCCACCAAGGCGGACTATTCAGTTATCCTCGTTCTCGACCGCCTGTTTATGGCAGAAGGCGGAAAACCTACCGTAGTGGCTCAATGGTACGGACACATAGACATGGACTTGTTGGCATGGAAAGCGGCTCAGATAGCGGCATTCTACGACAATTCCTTGCTTGTCATTGAAAGTAACACGCTCGAAACACACGACAAGGAAAGGGATGTGGACGGTGACCAGTCACAGTTTATTCTAAACCTGATTAAGGATGTTTATCCGAACCTCTATGCACGAAAGCAGTCCGAAGAGGACATACGGGAAGGATTGCCAAAGAAGTACGGATTCCACACCAACATTGCCACAAAACCAAAAGTCATTTCCACGCTCGTGAAGGTTATCCGTGACAATCTATATACAGAACGTGACGCACGGTGCCTGGACGAATACCTTTGCTATGAAAAGAAGCCAAACGGAGCGTTCGGAGCGATTACAGGCAAGCACGATGACTTGCTTATGACACGTGCCATCGGCTTGCACATCTGCTTCTTCGAAATGGAAATGCCTACGTTCGTTCCACGTGTGGGAAGATATATCAGCAAAAAGAGAAAAGCGGTATCAGCCGCAACCATATAAGTTTAACCGATTAAAAAGGATTGAAATGAAGATTTTTAAGGAACTCAAAGGAATGCTTCGACTCCGTGAGGCTGTCAATCAAGCCGAAGAAGCACACCGTAAGAACGGAGAAAGATATTATGTGATGCCTTCAACCGGAACCAGTGGAGACCTCATCATTATGGACCGCAAGAATTTCCGCAAGCTGAAACAGAAAGGGTATATCAAACGTACTTCATTCGTGGCAGACCTCGAAAGAATGTGCTTCTATGCTACACCATATCGTAACGGTGTTGGGCAGATACCGGTCAGAAAGGAATTATATACTTCTTGGCTCGAAAGCGTGAAGGAGCTAAAGGAAAATGAAAAGTTTAAGAAACTTGAAAAACAGGAAGAACATGAAAAAAAAGAAGAGTAAATACGGGAACATTGACGGTGTTGTAACACTTACCGACAATCCCATTGCAACCGACAATGCAAAGGGTACCATAGGTAAGATTACACAAAAGCAAAAGGATAGCAAGTAGCCTGACGTGGCAAAATCATCGTATAGAGACAAGAAAGGGTGTAAATTTTGCCACACCCTTTCTTTTTGTATTAGGCTCGTAAAGCTTTCTGCAATTGTCCGACGGCTTGCATATTTGCCCCTTGCTGTACTTTCGCCATCAATTCAGGAGAAAGACCGTCTGGCACTTTACCTTGTTCTAACTGCTCTCTCTGCGATTTGATGCTCTGCAACAGTTCATCGGCAAACGGGAAGTCGCCGTGTTCAAGTAACTGTTCTACGCTGATTGCCTGTGATTGCCACAACTGCATAAGTATATCGTTTGCAAGGTGTCGGTAGGCTGGGGTAGTGGTACTCTCCGTAATGCTCAAATCAAATTCAACATCGCGTATCTTCTTCGGGTCGTATTCGATTTGCGCTCCGCTCTTTCCTGCGATATTGAAAACACGCTTGCTGTCATAGTGCTGCTGCATATTCTTTACGTCCTTATACGCACCGTCAATCACGAAACCGCTGAAACATTCCAATAGGTCAAGCAATGTGGTGGTAGCGTTCTGCGTCTGCTGCTGGTAGTGAGCTGCACTCTCACCCGAAAAGCCGGGCTTGCCTTGCAGTGCGCCTGTCACACCCGAAATGTCTTCAAAGAATTTCAGCTGCATGTTCAGCAACTCGGCAATGCCGATATTGGTTGAGTTGTTCGCAACCTGTTCCGGCGCACGTCCGCTCTTGCTCGGTTTATAGACAATGACACCGTTGAACTCAGTCCAGCTCTCCGCAATATCATCAATGCTCGTTCCTTCCGGCAAACAGTCACTGGGCAGAAGCAATACACCTTTGGCACTCGCACGCATAATCCAGTCATACAGCGTAATCAGTCGGTTGGTGTATCGCTGTTGGTCTATGACATCAGCTACAAACGAATGAATCTCACCGTCAATGAACGGATAAGCCTTGAATATATAGGGATGCTCACCATGTTCATAGGGCGTTTCTCCTTCTTTGAGAATGTCACCGAATGGAGAGAGATAGTAGAAGTACCAATAATCATCGACAAACCATGTGGCTTTGATCAATGGAACTTCATTTTCGGGCATACCTACGGACTTCGCCATTTGCATACGTTCCTCATTAACGGCAATGACCGCCCGTTCATAGTCTTCAATGTCTATCTTGAATATGTCACCGTTCTGATAATCGTGGCATCGGTATCTCGGTTTCTGTTCTTTGCGCCATAACTCAATGACACGGCATCGACCCGGCTCACTGGCGAACAGGAAATCGTAATTTTCCAATCGGCTATACCCGAACCGTTCCGCATAGTCTGCTATGTAATCCTTACGTGCCGCCCATTCATAAATTTGTCGTAACTTCCGGTAATCTTCGGGCGATGCGGCAAATTGTTCACAAAGCTGCCCGAACGAAATGTCGTGAATCTCACCAAGGACAGACACATCCCATCCTCTGAAATCCCTCATGTTGTTGTCTATGAAGAAATTGTTCGGCTGAACATAGTCCGTCCAACAGTCTTCCTTACCTCTTCGCCAACCGTAAGATTTGCGATGAACGATGAAACCGCTGATTAGAAATTCTTCCATCGTTCGGGCATACAATTCCGTCATACGGTTCAGTTGCATGTTGCACTGAAGAATAGTACTCATCGTTTCGCCCAACTTCTGTTCGTCACGGTCCCGTGCAGTACAGGTCGGTTCTTTGCTCTGACTGCGATATACACCAAGCACACTCTTTACCAGTCTGCGGATAAGGTTGTTCTTCAACGGCACGTTGCCTTGGCTCTTGATGTACTCCTCTTCGGTCATGGTCTTTCCGTCCACACAAATTTTGTCGTCCCATTGGAAACCGTAGGTGTAGCGCTTGTTGCGTTCCCTGTCTTTCCGGAAGTCCTCCATTTGGTTCCAATAGTGCTGTGCCTCCATCAGAACATTAAACGCCCTGCGGTCGCCTGACTGACGTGAAGCCGTAGCTACGGAGTCTATTTCGTCCGTGTCACGTTTGGGAGTGATGCGGCTCATAAACAATAACCTCTTGTTTCCTTTTTCTGTATGCATAACTTCAATGATTTTATAAAGATGCTTAGGATAATACGCAAAGGTACTATCCCAAGCATTCTTTTCAAGTATAACTATTTACGTTTGCGAGTGAGGTTCATTTCCTGTATCATCTCCTTCTTGATTTCATTCATTTCGGCTTCGATGTCCTTACGTTCCTCATCATCTACAGTTTCCTTTAGTTCGTTATAGAGGTCTCGAATTTGCCCTTGGTAGTCCTCGAATATTTCGTAACGCTCATATTCAGGGGAATTGTAGAGGAAGTCTATTTTTTCAGCAAAATCAAATATGCCGTTGTCTGTGTCCTCCTCGTAATGTCTCAACCTTGTTTTCAGTCGGTCATGTTCCTCTTTCAATCGGAAATATTCGTTGTTTACGGCTCGGTATTCAGTGCGTTCATCACCGGCTTTGACAAGTCGGTTCCACAACAAGAAGCTACGTGGGTCATATTCACGCTCACCCAACCACGTTTCGCCCATTTTCGCCATCTTGTCTATCGTTCCGGAAATACCACCGAAATAGCCGTTCAGCATATACTCAATCTTGGCAGGATTGATGTCAACAAAACCTTTGGTATAAGGGTCACCTCCTGTTGCCTCATTCAGTACAGAAGCCAAGTTTACGATATATTTGTTCGCACTCTTGTATGCTTTTGTCCATTCGGGCATATCTTTGTTGTAAGGAGTGTCCTTGTACAATGGCATACCGGTCCAGCTCTTTTCTGCAACATAAGCTTCCCACAGCGGTTTGGCGGCACTTGGGACGAAAGCATTCAGCCCACCGCCACCTTCCAAGAAGTCAATAGGCAAAATCTGTGTGGCTTGTCCGGCAATGGCTTCGGCTATTTCACCGCCTGTAAGGTGTTCCTTACCGCTGAAAATGGAAGTCATAAGTTCACCCATACCGTAGAACGCCCTGTATTCGATTGGTAGAGGGATGGAAATCCAACTGTCACCTGCACGGAACAAAATATTACTTCGTCTTACATATTCAGGCAGATTGTAGTACGCGTTCTTGTCGTCTTCATCATCATCACCACCCAAATACGCGATGATGGCACCAAGAAGGAACATTGCCGCTATGCCTGTAAAAGCTTTTGCAGGGTGTTTCTTCATCTGTCGTCCGAAGTTGGTAGTACCTTGAATGGCTGCATTCCAGAACACATAACTGCTACGACCAAGTCCTGACACCATTGCGCTTGCATTGCCAGCCTTGGTTTGTCCTGTGCTGTCATAGAATTTTGCTCCGCTACCTTTCTTGTTGAAGTTCACGGATATTTCCTTGGCATCATAGATGGACTTGTCGATGCTTCTGCCCATTTCACGGGAAGTGACGAAAGCGGCAAATCGGGCACAGTTTTCAACGGCTCTATTCAGTTCATCGAACTTTTCCGCAAGTAAGCTCATGGCACGACCTATTCCCAATTTTCCGTTGGCACGCTTCAATTCCTTGCGGATGTCGTTCTTGTGTTGCTCAATGTCACGGATATTGGCATAACCTGTTTCGCCTCCGTTCATCATGAACTGATGGAACATCGCTTCGGTCTTGTCGCTCATGTCAAGCGTTCCCTTGCGATATTTGCCAAACAGGCGTTTCATGACAACAGGATTTACCATAAGGTAGTTCCGGTGGAAACGTAAAGCGTAGTTCGGACTTTCCTTTATCCATGCCATGCTGTTGGTGTATAGCATATCACGCATGAAGTTCGACACAATGAAGTCTGGGTTACGTGTGGTATAGAACGCACTCAACTGGCGGTTAACCTTTTCACCGGCACGAAGCAATGCGCCGATAGCACCCGACATGTCATTGTCAGGGTTGGTCTGTCCGTTCAATGCCTGTGCCGCACGAGGATTGCCGTTAATAGTGATAACATAATCTCTACCGCCACGCTTTACCACTACTTGATGCTGTTTCAAATCACGGCTCTCTACTACACGATAAGGAATGTTGGCGGCATCCTTGCCCCGTTTGTATCGGTCGGGGTATTGTTGTGCCAAAGCCTCCATCTTGGTTTCAAAATCCTGCATCTTGCGCTCCACTTCTTCGGGAGTGTCATTGCTGTCAATGTTGTCAGGGAATACAGGCTTCCATTCATCGGCTATATCATCGTATTCTACCCAAATGTCGCTCACGCTAACAAGGTCGCTCGGATGGTTGAGGGCAAAGTTCAGGAAACGCTGCTTTACCAGCTTGTTTCTGTTCCCTTGCATAATTGCGCTCTCTGCCATGGATTGAAGGTTGGCAAACGGGTCGTCAGCTTTCGACTTTCTACCTTCCGCTTTCTTGATAGGGGCATTGAACGCACTTTGCTTGTGTGACAGGTAAGCGTATGCTTCGGCACTTGTCGTTTCATCAAAGCCACGTAACGGGATGTAGAAGTCGTACATGTCCGATACCTTGTCAAAGGTAGCCTTGCTCATCATGCCGCACTCATAGGATTTCTGCAAGATAGCTTTACTTACAGCATTCACTTTCGCCCAAAGGGCAGCAGTATCATTCAATAGTTCGTAATCATGCACCATCCATCTTGCTTCTGCTTCTGCATCGGCTACATTGTCTTTGCCTGTAAGAGCTGTAAGACCTGCATAATCCTTTTCTCTATATCCGGCAAGAATATCGGCAAATGGTCGGGTATCACCTGCGGATACAGCATCATTGGCGGCATTTTCAGCCATGAGCATATTTCGCTCAAGACCATGCTTAGCCATCATGTAATTGGTCAGTAACTCACGTGCATCTTCATTACCGGCAAGCTTGGCGACCTCATCAAGCATAGGCTTGAACAACGTTTGCGCAAAGGCATCCGCTTCTGCCTTGTTCACGCTCGACAAGCGGTTTTCACCCAAATACGCATTTTCATAACCGTCCACATCCTCGATTTCCTTACCATGGCCAAGGATAGCGCTCATTGCTTCTTTCAGCCCAAGCATACTGTCCTGCAAGGCTTCCTGAGATTGGAACATGCCGCTTTTCACACGTCTTTCATAGCGGTCACGAGCCAATGCCCTTTCATGTATTTCAGGGTCACCAGTACGGTAGAGAACATCATCCGCTACTTCTTCTTCGCCTGTTCTGCCCGCAAGTCTATTACCCACTGAGGTACTGGATGAGGTGCCCAATTCTCTATCAGTTCCTCTTCCGTCATTGCCAGAAATGCCTCTTCCCGTTCCCTGTTGAACTTGTCGCTCTCCATTTCCGAGTAAGCCAGTCGTTTGTGAAACTCCCTGTCCTTTGCTTTCTGTTCGGGTGTTCGATTGTCCGGATAGACTTTCTCGATGTCCAGAAATTCCTTTTCTTTTCCCATGATTCAAGTAATTAGTTATTTGATAGAAAATATAACCTATATCGGTATGGCTGTCAAATTTACCATTTAAAATCCGTTCAAAGCCCAATTCCTCTGCTTTTTTCTCAAAAAGATAGGCAATAGCTTCTTCACTCCACTTATTTTTAGGATAATCAGCAATTATGTCTTCGTATTTATCCCGATAATTCTTCTGAATGTAATTCAAAGCAGACATTTTGTAAAACTCGTCAAGCTTCAAGTTACGACTGGCAAAATGAGCCAATTCATGAGGAATGGTTAAACGAAGGGCTGTTTCATCCATTCGGTCAACAAATAGAATCATCATATCGTCCCCCACATTAGTCCCTGTTACTCTTGGATTCTTGAGCTTTGCCTTTATATCCCTTTGGGTAAATCGGTCGGTCGGCAAGGCATCAATATCCTCTTCCGTTCTCACCGCATAAATACCAGGATGGTTCGCAACAATTTCCTCAAAGTATCGAATTACACTGTCAGGGCTATAGGAATCGCCTTCAGCAACAATGCGAACGGATTCTTCGGCTTCGGAATAGTTTCCTACACCAAGTTCATA